TGTCCGGTAAAGCACTTACAACCAATTGACTTATGGTTGCTCTTGGTTCAAAATTGGTTATAACTCTGGCAATTTCATCTTTAATTAGGCTAGCGGTCAATGGTGATGCTGGTTCAAACAATAAGTTGTTAATTGTACTACCCAATGTTGGTTGAAATAACCTCTCATAGGTATTGGTGGATAATAGATTCCGAATAGAACGAATTACGGCTTGTTCGTTATATTTCATCGAAACGTCTCCAGTCACCGGTTGACGGAGAAAAGTTAAGTCCACATCTGAGTAAATATGTTTATTGATTGCCATTCTTTATTTATGAGTTAATCCTAGACAATAGTTTAGGAGTTCCAATTAAATTATTAACCAAATACGTTTCCGTTTCACCCATACCCGCAAAAGGCTTTGTTGCATTAAAATTATTCACTAGGGTTCGTAGATTACCATAAAAGTTTACATCACTTGTTTGTCGAGAATATAATAAATCATTAAGATTAGTTAAATTTGTTTGAATTTGAGTGACTTGACCAGTAGTTAACGCATTTGATAATATTCCATTGGTTAAAGTAATGGCATCAGCTGAAATTGTATTGGCCGAAGTGTTTAATTGTGGTCCAATCAAAATACTAGTCATGCAACCCAAGATAGGTGAATTATTTGTAATACCGTCCGTCTGGTTTGTAATATAAATTGCTTGTTTTCCATATGAAACAAAAATTTGGTAATATGGGTTAATATTGGTGTCGGATGCTGTTGTGTATGAAGTTACACCAGAAACTTTATTGGTGTGTACCAAAAAACTCATTGCGGTAGTAATTAAAGTGTTTGCAATTGTGACAATTGAAGAAACATTTGCTCCAAAATAAAGAATTTCATCATTCAAATTAGGAACACTATTAGTAACAGCCGTATTAGCCGACTCAAAAATTGAATTGGCAGTATTAATAATTGAAATAATTGTATTGTAAGCCGGGTTTTTTAAATAACCACCCACATCATTTGCGGCCATATCTCTCGCTTGCCAAGATTCAATAATTGGTGGAAACTGGTCCATAACCGAACTCGTATTAGCAGAAAAGCTTTGTACAATCTTATTTGGATCGGTAAAATTATATCCTAATGTTGCGTATACTCCAGTTGCATTATTTACACGTGCCATAATATATTCCTCAAATAAATGGTAGACTTGGTGTACCGGTTACTCCAAAATCTTTAGATAAAACAGGATGTATGTGATGGTCATGCATAGCACTATTAACAACATCTTTCATCCAAATTGCGTTTAATAATAATGTATTGGTTGCTATAGGAAAATTACCCAATGGTGCATTAACCGCCACAAGAGAATTAATTGTTCCAACTGTAAAGATACAACCAGGAACTGCTGCGGGCTTGGCAGGATTAGGCATACCCAATGATAGACCACCTAATGCAGATGTGAATCCATAAGGTCCTGCAAAGACTCCCAGACCTGCATTGACACGGGATTCTGCTGTAATTGTATCACAAGTAATTGAACCACCCACATCCAAATCACCATTTAAATAAAGGTTATCAGCAGCAGATAGTCTTAATGAACCGCCAAAGTTTTCATTAGCTGAAATTGATATATCATCGTCACCAGAAATGGAAATATCATTATGACTACGAAGATTATATCCTCCACCAACAATAAGATTATAATCTCCATTAATTTTTTCATTTTTATCACCAAGGACATGCATATTGCAATCGCCATTGATAGTAATATTACAAAAACCGGAAATAATTATGTTTTTATTACCGGCAACAATTTCATATCCATCACCAACTATTTTATGAACTACATCACCTGTGGCTTGTAATTCAATAAAACTTGGTTTTTTTCCATGTTGAATACGAATTCTCTCTTGATTAGGAGTATCATCCATTTCAAAAGAATGTCCAGATTCAGTTTGTCTTACATTATTATATGGATATTGCGGAGGATTTTCGGTTGTAGCACCAGATTGGGGTTCTGTAACAGTACCTTTTGTAGGAGGATCAGGTAATTTGAATGGAGTATCTAATGGCATAATTATGGTGTATTTTTAGGATTAGGCTTGGTTGTTACAGATGTAGCACTAGAAATAGTATCTGCTGGTGTTGCATTTGATGCTTGTACCGCTGATACAGATTTACTTGCAGCATCAACATCAGCCATACTTGTTAATGGTGCAGAAAGTGCTGATTGACTAGGTTTAATTGTTGATGCACCCGGTACAGCTGAAGCCACGGCATTTAATGATGTAACGGCCAAAGTTGCAACGCCTACTGCTTGACCAACAGTTGTTGTTACTGCTTTGATAGCTTCATTACCAGCTTTTAATGTGTCTTTTGCTTGAGCAATTAATTCATCCATGCCAGGACTTTCTGGAGCAGGAGTTCCTCCGGCTGCCACCAATTCGGCATCAGCTTCAGCTTTATCTGCTGCGGCTGCCTCAGCAAGAGCATCTTTAAAAACTGAAGCAATAGCAGACATTACTTTTTTTAAACAGTCTGCTAACATTTTTATAAATTTTGCTGGTAAACTTAAAATCCATCGAATGGTTGCAATAGCCCATTTAATAAATCCTACTACATCTTTTAAAAAATTTTGAATAGGTGTAACATATTCTTTAACAAAATTTCTTATTTCCATTGCAATATTTTTTAATTTTTGAATTATGGTAGAAATAAGACCAGAGTTATCAGTCAAACCTAAAAATCTTTTGACTGCACGAATAGCTTTGCGAATAGTTTGAGCAATTGCTTTAATGTATTTTTTTAAACCTATACTTTTTTTGATATCTTGAGCAAAATCACACGCATGAGCCAAAGAATTATTCATTTGGTCAATTGTGGTATTTGCTAATATACCTCTAGAGGTAGAAGGTGTAGTTGGTGATCCTGATATTGTTGTGTCTCCAGAATTTTTAGCTACAACCGTTCCTTCTGTTCCTAAATTTGGTTTTGGAGTTACAGGTCCATTTTTTAATTTTTGTAATCGAGAAATGGTTGCTTGAAAACCACTTGCAAGATTTACATACTGTAAATATGGAATTAATTCGTCAATATAACCTTGAGCTTGATTGGAAGTAATTGTACCAGCATCTAATTTTTGATTTATACTATTACTTAATGAAATTCCTTCTTGAGCGCTCATTTTTAACCTTTAATATTATCCGATAAACGAAACGTGCCATTTAATATTTCACGATAATGTGCATCCTGTTCAGCCTGATGTGGTTCTGTCACAATATTTATATGTGATTTTAATAATTCAATTTTTTGTTTATACTCGGCTTCCGTTATCAATCCACCATGAAATTGTGCTTGATGAATTTGTGCTTCTGCGGCCATCATATGTAAATCTAATAAATTTTGACTCATTGTTGTATCCCCGATATTACACCCATCATTACAGGCGTTTGGCCTGATTCACCATCCATAAAAAATCCAACAACCCAATCACCTAATCTAGGTAATTCCATTGATTTTGAATTATTAATTGGAAGAATTGCAAGTGCCCATGGTAAATCTTCCAAAGGCAATAGACTAGTGTTTGTTGTGTGCCAACCAAATATTCGTACTTGGCACCTGTGTAATCCTAAAGGGTCCACTCGGTTTTCTATTACACCAACCCACCAAGTAAATCCTGCGGTTCCCATAAAGTTATTTCTATCTGCCATTATATTTGTTCACCATTGACTAAACTATTCAAGAGCCCATTGTTATTATCAAATCCAGCAAAAGAATCACTAACAGATTCTTTACAAAGTTCCATTACAGTTATATAGGAGTTGTTTTTTACTATGTGTCTAACTGCCGATACCAAATATTTACCTGAATAAAACGGATCCAAAGTTCTTTCCAATCCTTCTCCACCTGGTGCATAAGTTCCAAAATTAACTGTCTTGCCTGCCATCACCTGTGGATCACCGGGAACAGTAATTTTAATTCTCATGTAATTGGCCAGACCCAGCTGAGCAACTCTATGTGGTAAATACTTTTCAATAAAAATATCATTAGCAACAACATCTAGATTTTGTGCAATATATGTATTCTTTTTTTGTTCTGAATTTGATGAAACCAATCTTAATGCTCCTGCTTCCAAATCATAACTTGGAGGATTATAGATTGCTTTACCCATGCGATCTTTAAAATTATTTGTCAATGGATATTCATTCATTTTTGAAGATTTCGCTGCATAATCATTATAATTAAAATCTGTAACTCTAAATGATCTTTGTAATGGATCGATACTCAAAACTCTATTTGAAAATGTTCCATTAGAAACTGCACCTAGAGTATCAAAATAATTTAATACTTCAAAATTTAAAGCATTGGTTACTTGTTGACTTATTTCTTTTGAAATATTTTTAGGGTCAAACCAGTATGTTGTTGCTGCTTCTTGAGAATAGAGTGTTTGTAACGAACTAAACCAATAACCAACACTATTTTCAAAAAATATCATATCAGCACCAGGTTTTTTTGATGCTGGCATTGCATATGTTGCTAACCAATTGATAGTTTCAAATATTTTCTTATTTGGTAAAATAAAATCGTATACACCACTAGTCGCTTCGACATTAATTTTTTTAGTATTTCCTTTACCAACACCCAACCAGTTATTTAAAATATCAATGACAATATTTGAAATTGGTTTACCTGGATATGATTGTGATATTCTATATTGTTCTGATACTACAAATTCTTCCGAGCAAAATGAGATTGAATATGTTTCAAAAGCATTATTATCACCAGTAGAACGATTCTTAATTTTTACTACACGATAGTTTTTGGAAATAGGATAAGGATCATCAGCTGTCTTTTTCAATACAATTTGAACATATTCGGTACCATTAATTCTAAAGTTGGAAGTTAAACCTAGAGCATCTCTAACAATTACTTCACCTGAAATAGTACTACTATAGATATCCTCAAACAAACTAATCTCAAGCATCAAAGGCATCAAGTCTATGATACCATTTGTCAATGGTGTTATTAAAGTTAATTGTTCTAGATGAAAATCGGTTGCATACCGAACATTTAACGTACCAGTAAACATATTAGGCCTTCTTCACTAAATTACTGTAAGTGGCTTCCATTTCAGAAACATATTTTGAATTGATTAATTTAATAGTTCTTTTGGATTCGTTTAAATCATTTTCATAATCATAAATTGATACTGCATTACCACCTACAGTATAAGTTACTTTTGAACCATCCGATAAAATGGATGTAGTTGATGATGGTTGTATCAATTGATAAGTTTGCTGGTCGACAGTTACAGTTTTAATTGCTGTTGTTCCTGTATTTGAATCTATGGTCGTCATAGATTTTTCATAGTGATGTACTGTTGAATTTAAATACGTCATAACTAAATTATCACCACCGGCAATAGATGAATACTTATCAATTAAATGTTTACTAAATTGTTTAGAGGTTAACGGCCATTCCCATTGCGGATCCATAATTTCATTGGCCATTAGAACCATCCAATACCGATATGAATCACCATAGTATTTGTAAGCAATCGTTTCTGGTGTATCACTTTCTTGTATATCATATTGATAGAATAATAAAGGATTTTTTGCCAATTCAGGAATTAATTTTGTACGAATTAAAATATTTCGTAAAAGATAATAATTTCCTTGGCCGTCAGAGTTAATTACAAGAGGAAGTTCGTTAAAGTATTTCATTTTTATCTATCCAAAGGATCATCGTTCCAAGCATCTTGA